ATGCTAACAAAAATTAAATTGATTGAAGAAAAGCCACTGCTAGTGAGATTCACATTAGCAACAGAGGAAACCCTAATCAATTGTATAATCACGAAAGAAATATTGAGTAGACAAATAATGATGCTGCCGGATGACAAATATACAGTAGCAGTGAAAGGTCATTTCAACAAGACAAATCAATTAGTCGTCCAGGAGCTGCGTATTCTAGACAAAGATGAATTTACCAATCGTCTAGGAATATAATCTTTTCTAATGATCCGTGCTACCAAAAAACTGTTGCTGGTGATTATATACTATAGAAAACAGTTTGTGGTGAAGAAGTTTGGAGTTATTAGCAAGACGAAGATAATGATGAATTTTTAGACATTGACTGTTTAATTTCTTATTTTCAATGGTAGAATAAATTTATCCATTATTAAAATGAAAGAAGGAGAATGATTTTGAAAAAGATTTTAGGTTTGTTTTTTAGTTTGGTGGTAGTTTTAGTTTTGTCTGGATGCGGTGACACAAATAGTACATCGAAAGGAACAGACAGTTCATCTAAAAAGTCTGAAACATCAGAAACATCTTTAGTCAGTGATACAAATTCTAAACAAGAAAGTTCTTCATTCAAATTTGAAAAACTTTATTCTACAAACTGGAGTGAAGATTGGCACGGCCTTACTACCAAAATAGATAAAGTAAAGATTGTAGAGCCTCATGACCCTGAACAAAATTTAGATGGCTCAACAACAGCTTTGGCAGTTGGGGTTAATTTCACCATTACAAATAACTCTGATAGAGATATTATGGTCTATCCAAATCAAGGAAACATAGTCATCGGTGATCAGCAAGGAAAAGTTAATTTATCAGATAGTAACAATGATTTAGGTGGAACAATTTCGCCCGGAGTTACAAAAACTGGAGTAATTTCATATTCCTTATCAAATCAGATTGATGCTTCTTCAATTAAAGATCTTCGAGTCTTATGGAAAGCAACGGACACAAAAGTTGAAAATGTTGATGATTATACAAAAAGTTACGACATCTCTTTAAATCTTCAATAAAATAAGACATTAAAAAGCACCCTCCACAACCAACTAAGGCTGTAGAGGGTGTTTTTTAATGTACCCTGTAGGGCTCGAACCTACGACCGGACGGTTATGAGCCGTCTGCTCTAACCAACTGAGCTAAGGGTACAAAAAAGCCGCCCCTAGGAGGAGACGGCCGATAATTCAACTAATTTTTATTAAGCTTTTTGAATGTTTGTAGCTTGAGGTCCACGTTGGCCTTCTTCTACGTCGAAAGTCACTGCTTGACCTTCTTCTAAAGTTTTGAAGCCGTCGCTTTGGATAGCTGAAAAATGTGCAAATACATCGTTGCCATCTTCACCAGTAATAAATCCAAAACCTTTGTCTGCGTTAAACCATTTTACTGTACCGTTATTCATGTATATTTCCTCCTGTTACGTATCAAGTACGTTCTTTTTCGCAATTAATTGTTGATAGTAAAAGGATTTCAATACGGTTAAATATATACAGTCCACATCACATTTCAAAATCGATTACTTGAGAAGCATAACATAGTTTGGCAGCATTAGCTAACTATTTATTTTATTAGTCATTATTGAAAAGTATTTTAGCAATTATATACTCGCAATTATGTACCCCGCAGGCCTTGAACCCGCGTCTTCCGATATGAACCGGAGTATTCTACCAATTGAACTAAGGGTAATTTTAAATGAGTATTATTATTTTTTAAACGTGTTATAATACAGAAATAGAACGCCGGATACAGTCCGCTTCCCCAAACGACTGTATCTGACGCTCTTTTTTATGGGCGAGTGACTTCCCATGACAATAAACTTACCCATAAATCGTTTTCTTTGCAAATGATACACTCATTGAAAAGTGATACACTACACAAAGAAACAACCAGTCCGCACACGACTGGTTGCCGATCAAGATGAAACTTAGTTATGAAAGAAGTAAGGTTTAACGAAAACCTTAGCCATATTATGCCTTGATATTCGATTTTTTTCAAGCGGATTCTTATTAATAAAAGTGTTTATACCACCACAAAAACAACCAACCTGAACAAAGGCTGGCTGCTGATCAAGAAAAACTTTCTTATGAAAGAAGAAGTAAGTATGGTAACTTACGACTTATACTATAACTCTTTGACCATTAAATTACAATTGTTTTTTAATACTTAAATCCTTTAATATGCGTTGGATTAATTCCAACATCCTTCGTTTTACCCATTTCTTGAATTTCCTTCAATACAATAGGCGCATCTGTATTGTTAAACCCTTCCCCTTTAACGCGAACGTCATAGGTTCCATAAGAATTCGCTTCTGCGTATGTTTGACCATCTAGTAAGATGTCTTTCAAGAAGTCGCGCATGTGGCCTTCCATCTTCTTGCTTTGCTCATCATTCAAATTCCGTGCCTCGATCTTGATTATAGGTTTGTCTCCATCAACGATCGCAATGTTTTGCTGCATGTAGCCTGGATAGTATGTTTTAAGCTCTTGCTTCAAACGATTGACCGCATTCTCATACTTCCATTTTGAATCGCAAGTGATAACCAGCGTATAGACTTTGTTCGGCTGCAACACACGTTTCACTTGGTCACGAAGCAACGTCCAGGCGTATTTCGTTTGAATACGCTGAACCATTTTTACCGCCTGATCTTTAGAGACGTTATCAATCGCAATGCCGTTTTTATTTTCAGAAGGTTGAGGTTTAGGTGAAGGATTCGGTGTAGAACCATTCATGTATTTTTGAATTTGAGCAATAAAATAATCTTGCATGATCGTCCAATCTCCATGCACCGATACCGATCTATGCGGACAGGCGGTGGCTGAGAATTGTTTGTGCAAGATTACCGTATTTCTATTCGGTTGTAGTCCATAGCGTTTTAAAATTTCAGCAGCTAGTTTTACTGAACGATCTTCATTATTTCTGAACGTGTCTAGATTTCCCATAGATTGACAAGCTTCAATCCCTATATAATTCGCATTCCCATTTGCATTCGCTGTATGCCATGCCATATTTGCTTCATTCTCAACTTGTAAGATACCGTCACTACACACATACCAATGGGCGAAACCCAGCTCTGCATTATGACTTGGTAACCAATTTCTATAAAAAGTAGTAGTAGCGCCTTCCGAAGCTGCATCATTGTGGATAACCACTCCATAGGGATTTCTTCCACGGCCGCCTGCAATACCTGACATTAATTGCATGTTAAGCCACCTCCATCAATTTATGATTAGGGAGAGATAACATGTATTCTCCTGCTTGAACCTTCGTAAAAATGTCATTCGAACGGAGAACCTTATACTTCCCGTTTAACTTGAAAAAATCTCCAACAGTAAATCCATCAAATTCTCTTTCGATCCCTTCCGAAGTGATTTCAGAAAATCCATTTTCTATATAGGTATCTGTGACTTCTACGCCACCTTTTCCGAAAGAATCTAATTCAACGAATTCGTCACCAACTTCTTTCACAATAAAACTGCCAATTGCTGTGACAAACTTTCCTTCTTCAAACATTAGTCATTCCCTCCTAAATTCAATAGTTTTGTAAAGACTTGATGTAACCCTGTAGAGGCTAACCCGCTCACTGCACCATAGACAATGGATTCCACACTGACGCCATTCATTACTGCGCCCAATGCAGCTCCTAACACTGCCACAATCAGTGGGATATATAAATTAGCCAATTTATTAAATAGTGGTGTCGCTTTAATTACGTAGCCTACAATCAAACACGCGACAACAATTACTGGTACAAAGTTTTCTGTAATAAAAGATAGATCCATTTTTATCTTCCTCCTAAAAATTTAAGTAGCTCCATAATAAACGCAAAAATAACCGCTGCAGACCCGCCAATACCTAGAATCATTTTCCAAAGATTTTCCGTATTCAGTCTCTTTAATTCATCCGAACGCTTCTCAGCATCCGTGTTCCGTGTCAGTATTGCGTTTAAAATTTCATTATTTTGTTTCATCTGTTCCGTGTTTTGTTCACGCAAGTATTTATTTGATTCATCCACTCGAATCAAACTTTCATCCATTGTTTTTTGCATTGCTAAGGATCGCTCGTTCAATCGTTTAATATCTTCGTCATGTTTATTCAGTTTGTCTTCATGCTGTTTGACTTGTGCTTCTAGTTCCATCCACCTGACTCCCCCTTCCAATCAAAATAAAAAGCACACTCGAAAGTGTGCTGAAATACTCTTTTTGCTATTTAACCAATACATAGTGAAATCTAATCTAACCAGTATGTGAGTTGGTTTAAATAAATATATTCTAAGGTTGTTCCCGATTGATTGCCTACACCTAACCATCCAGCGTTTGTAGTAGCGACTCTACCCATAAATGATAAATGGTTCGTCGCACCGGTCACAATTGTTGTTTGTGGTGCGCTGATTGTAGTTCCTAACGTAGCCACTACTAAACTACTGGAACTAGACGTCAAATTGTGCGTAGCACTAGCACGAACAGCACCCCTAAATTCTACCTTCTTACGTGTTTTACCACCATTAGGATAAACAATCACCCTATACTGAGGTTTAGCATTATCCGCAACTTCAGCCGTTGATGCAAGAATTAAGTCTACCCAGTCACCAACTTGAACTAATTCTGTCTGGCGTGCTACGGGATTGTCAGACAGTTTTGCCATTGGATAAATAGGCTCATTGTCACTTGAACGAATTTCTTCAATGGTCAAATTCATTAGCGCCAAATTATATACTTGTTTGCCGCCTCTAAGAGAAGACCGTATCCATAATTTGTCCCCTTCATTTACATCGACAATACCTGTACCTGTATAAGCCCACGATAGTTTTAGAGTACCGTCCGATAGGCGAGTAGACCCCTGTGAAGCAAAGTCCATATATACATTATTAACGGCAAGATGAGTGTAAATATAGTCAGAAGGACTATTAGTAGCTTCTGGAACGAAACGGACGTTTCCTGACACTTTCAACCTACATTTTTTTGTAATTGTCAATGTAGTATCAGAGTTGATTGTATACGGTCTATTATTCACATAATTTGATGAGCCGCCTACACTAGCACCAATTGGAAGTACTAGACCATCTGTACTAATACTCGCTAATGCGGTACCCATTCCAAAATGTTCTTCGAATACGATGCTGCCAGCTGTGGCCTGCTTCAATCCTTTGGGTGTTATCATTACATCGTCACGATCCCCAATTAATATTTCTTCTGCTGATGCTGGCGAACCACCAGCTATTAAATGCCAATCAAAGAATTTCAAAGTAGGATTTTGCGTTGATTTCGTCACATAGCCATCCTGGTAGCGCGTATAAATCCTACCTAAATCTGGATACATCGCCATTTGTGATGTTTCTACAATGAAATCAGAGTCTCTTCGATTACTTACTAATAAATACCCTGTACCACTCCCAGATAAACCACTCACATTTGGCATATTTGCTGGCGGAAAAATATTTTGAAATGGATAAAAACCGATTTCCCATATCTTATTGGCGTCGTCAATCGATTGTAGTTGATCCTTTAAGGTATACGCTAACGACACCTCACTTTTCTTCGCAAAGCGATCGTCCGCTTGTGTCGTGGTATAAAAATTGGCTTTTTTAAATTCGTCTAATGCTTTTTGAACCATATCAATCGCTTGTGTAACACTATTAGAAATAGTATTCCTTCCCTCTGCGACATATTGATTCACTACACCAAGGAAATTTGAAGCCGTTGTATCAATTACAGAAACAAAATCAGTCATTTGATTTTGTATGTTTGTGATATTATTTTGAATAGCACTAAAAGAGGCGTCTGTCGAACGAATATAATCAGATTGTTGTTTTTTCAATTCATCCATGTTTTTCTTTTGTAACACTTGAAGTTCTGCAACCAACTTATTGTATTCGTTAATCACCGTTTCCGCCTCTTCAGCGGTTATATCTGCATTATCGAATACCAATATTTCGAAATTCCCACTAGAGAAAATTTTGCCGTCCTTACCGGTAAATAAAAAGTAGGCTCGTTCATAAGGACCCGCAATACTAAAAGCAGCACTTGGAAAGGTATATTGGAATAATCCTTTTGTAGAATCAAGAATTTTTACGCCAGCTGAGTCACTGATTATGGTCTGATTATCCTTTGTGTTTCCCATAAAAGAGATTGAAACATCGGTTAAATTCAAAGGGGCTCCATCACTACCTATGACACTTACTTTTTCAGTGGGACTATTATTGTCTCCCACCCGACCATGAACAATGTGACCACCAGTCATTTCTTTATTAATATCAAGAGTCAACATATTCAATTACTCACCTCTTTCACTTTTTCTTTAAATTCTTGCGGTCCCCAAATTTGCTCAGTTTCTTTATTATCTATTTCTTCAAATAAAACCAACCGTTCATTTTCGTACCCCATTCGTTTTGCTTTCAATTCGTAGGCGAATCGGACCCTTGGTTGATCGGAACAAACTAAAAAGGCATCTGATCGAAAATCAGATACCCACACTCGCGCATTATCATAAACCTGTAAAAAAACTTCATAAGGGATGTCTAAATTGACGGTATCACTAAAAATTGGATCGATTGATACCCAAACTTCACAATCAGTGTTTGTCACACTTCTGCCAATATCCCCTAAATAACTTTCCGTTGTTTCGTACGCTGGTGTTGCTCGAACACCCTCTCGAGTCGGATGAATCGCATTTTTTGTTCCTGTTACACTAAATCTTGGAGCATTAATTGAAAAACTATCACTCAAATCATAAAGGGCTGTTGTAGAGGAAACAAACCATCCCCTATCTGTCAGTCTCGCTTCTTTTGAAGGATCATAATAAAGAAATAAGCGAAGTGTTTTGTGTGCCCCGAGTTGAAGCGCAGGAATATATTCCGCAGAATTCTCTTGGCCAACGCCCCAACCTGTAATAGCAGCTTCTTTATTACTTCTATTGTCTCTAAATCTAATTTGAGCGTTTGAATAGTCAACAGTTGTTGTGCCTTGATTGGCTTTCTGTACTGTTTTCATTTCTCCGTTAGTAATGTCTATTTTTAGGTCTTTCCCTATAATTTCACCTTGTTTAAAACTTACTTCGCCACTTGTAAGATCGATCATTATGTTCTTGCCTTGAATCTTAATCGCTCGCAAGATACCTGTATTTACAACACTAGCATTAACACCTTGAGCTGTGAGCGCATTTTCGAAAGTTTTACCCCCATCAGTTGATACGCCAATACCTGCAGAGTTCATGAGAACGAGCCTGTTGCTGTCTTCTTTTTCCACAGCTAGGATACCGTTATTCGTAAAGCGCACCTCTGTTTGGGCTTCCAATAAGGCGTTTGTCGCATTTCGTATGGCATCTGTTAACCATTCATTGGGAATAGGCTTTACACCATTCATAATGTCAGACCAGTTTTGGGAATTACTTGCATCTGCCTGATTCTTTTGATCAACCAAATTTAGTGAATTACAAACCACGCTTTTTTCTAATGATTCGCCAAGTACATCGAACGACTCTTCGATCCCTACGATGCGTATTTTTTGTTGGAAGTGAAGTTCTTCGTTAATTGCAGAAATATAGTCTCCTGGATTAGGGAAAGCATAGTTGTACCCGGCTTTTTGTAAATCCTCTACAGTCAAAGAAACAGAGATACTGTAGGAAGATTCCACTAGTTCTTTCAGTCTGACTAACATGCTTTCTGTTTTCGTGTACCGTTCATCGACAACTGGATCAGATTCAAGTATTCCATAAATATCCGCTAACGGACTCTTATACGTCGCTTCCAACCTTCCTTTTGACTCATCATCAGGATCGACAAATGCACCGAAACCTTTCGCGTAAGTGACGAAGTCCCCGATATTTTGTTCCAATCCCAGTTCCTGCATATTGAATCCTTTACGGACAATCGTTGAAAGATCACTACCCAATTTTTCTACAATTGTTACCGTTTTTCCCACTACTTTGAATTCAGTCGAGGTGCTATTAATAAAGTCGTTAAATAAAGCAAGCCGATTCTTCATGCCAAAGTTCTGTTTTTCAAAAGCAGGTAACGAGGCGCTTAAAGAATAGTTATAGCCGCTATTACTGAAGATTAAATCTAAATATGTCTTCGCCGTATTCGACCCATTTAACAATTCATAAACAGACGATTTTCCCATTTTATAGAAAAACTCATGGATCGCATCAAACTCCACTGTGACGGATTCACCGTTATCAACGGGTAAAGCATACGTAATGTAAAAAACTTCCCCTTTAAATTCGAGCGACCAGCCACGATCAATCCCACTAATAACTTCATCTCCAGTATAAATCGTCCCTTTAATTGATTTTTCTCCATTTACTTTATGGCTATAAGAGACCTCAGCGAGAGCAACAAAGGCTTCTTTCCTAACATTTTTAAAGACTGCCATTAATTATCACCTCCAAATCTATCTATAAAAATCAACTTTATTTAAAAGTTGTATCGAAGCATTACTCATTGAAGTGTTATAAGGAAGAAAACCTTCTTGATTCGGCTCCAATACGAAATACTCCAAATTGGTTTTATCATTAATATTCAAACTATTTAATGTAAACGCGGACCCCTCCAAACGAAAGACATCTCCACTTACAATTGTTTTACTCCCTGTGTAACGAAATACTTTTCCACCTATCGTAAAGGTAAACGTATTACCAGAACTTGCTTTTGCCGTGAGTTCGACAGACCAAGGCCACTCCAATTGGCTACATGGCGCAGTTCCTTTGTATTCAATAAAACCACTTTTAGCAGGTAGCTCAAGCGTCTTAGGGATTGTCACGCCAAAAGGAATATCTGCTGTAACAAAAGTAAAACTAACCTCGTAGAGTAAACCGCGGCTACTGTAACCCATAAAGGAATAGTCTATTTCACCATCTAGTAATACGTTGTAACGGTAATGGTACTTTCGTTGACTTTCTGACTTAAATAAATCAAATCCACTTTTTTGTCCAGGCCGTTCGAAATCATAAAGAGCTCCAGTGTTGTACATTCGAGTAATAAAATAAGGTTCGGTATCGGCAAAAATACCGTTAAGCTTATCTTTCATTAATTCATCTTGTAATTCATCGGGCACATAGAACTTACCTACGACAGATATCTTCTTTTCAGTAAGTGTTGCCCCCATGAACAAATTGCCGTTTTTACCGTTGATTCTCTTACGATTTGATTCAACAACGGCATTCGAGACCTTAATGTCCTGAACAAGGACGCCCAAGGAGGACATTCTTGTCTTTAAGTCATCTTTTTCAATGTATAAATCCATCTATGTTCCTCCTATCAGCTCTTATTAATCAAATTGATTCGATTTGAATTTCGTGCGTCCTTTTGCTTCACTATCGTGTAAATCTTGTCACCAACCAGTTCATTATGAACTTCAAAAACGGGCTCTTTAAGCTGACTGTTTTGCACGTCGTCACTTAATTCACCCATCGAAGAATTGATTTTACTTGTCACGCTTCTCGTATCCGCCGTAACAACAGAGCGTGCAGAATACTCTTGATCTGAAATAGCATTTGCATAAGCAAACGCCTGCTCGTCAATTTTCGGCAACATCGCTTGCATCCCATTGACTAATCCCGAACCGATAAAACCACCGATCTTAGCCATAACACGCGAAGGTGAATGGATATCCAGTGCAGCCCTCATCTGGTTAGCGACATTACTAGCAATGGCATTCGCTGTACTGTAAATCGCATTCGAAGCACTTACTAAACCATTGTTCAATCCAATTCCTGCGTTATAGCCAACAGAGTATAAAGAACTACTCAAGTAGTTAAAGGCCGAGGAAATGCGATTAGAAACATCAGAAGCAGTGGATACCATATTGCTCATTCCACTAGAAAATGCACTACTCATCTGATTCATGCCCGAAGACATCGTTTGAACCATGTTTCTAATAGATTGCGTATTAGCACTAGATATACTAGAAAATCCGCTGTTCACTGATTTGGAAACGTTGCTCATTGCTGACGAAACCGTCTGACTCATGTTGTTCATCGATTGATTTACATTCCGAGTCATCGTTGATATTTCTTGAGTTGATCCTGTGTTGATGTTTTTAGCATTGTTTGTTACGTTTTTGTACATCGTTGCTGAAGCGTCTGAAGCACTAGCAGAAGCTTGGTTCATATTTTGGCTTACTGCAGATGATACACTCGCCGTTGTCTGATTCACACTTCCGTACATGCTTTGGAAATCTCTAGAAACATTCGCATTTGCTTGACTGGCATTATTGGTAGCGGATGTTGAGGCCGATTGGGTATTTTGACCAACAACATTGGCTAGATTGCTTGTACTTGCAGAAACATTACTTTGCATACCTTGATATTGCGAGGTAGACTGAACATTTGCATTGGCCGCCGCATTAATCGCATTATTTGAACTCATGGTACTCAAGTTACTAACATTCGTATTCATCTGATTCATAGAACCAGTAACGTTCATGTTCGCCTGACTGTAAGCCGACCCCATACCATTAGCAGTTGTTGTAGCATCTGTTGTAAGCTTGGTGCTGGTTTCTCCAGATTTGCCAGTAGGAGTATTCCACAAGTTCGAGAACCCGTTTTTTATGCCATCCCAAGCGCCCTGGAGAACGTTAGGAATAGCTTCCAGAATTGCGGAAGCCAGTGATACGATAATTTGCAGTCCAGCCATTGCGATATCAGGCAACATTTGAATAATCGTAGTGATTAGCGAAATGATGATCTGAATACCTGCAGAAATAATGGATGGTAAATTTTGGACCAGCCCATTCACGATAGCCATGATAATTTGAATAGCTGCTTGCAGGATCATAGGCAAGTTTTGCACAATGAAATTACACAATCCATTGACAATCTGAACGGCCCCTTGCATCAATTGAGGGATATTACTCATTAACCCTTGAATCAATTGCAAGATTGCGTTTAATGCAACTGGTAATAATTGTGGAAGCATTTGAGTCAATCCATCAATTAAACCAAGTAAAATCTGAATACCTGTTTGAATAATTTGAGGTAAGTTTGTCACGACATTCTGCACAAACGTCTGCAAAATAGTCTGAACTGAACTAACTATTTGCGGAATGTTTTTTATAATCCCATTTACAAGACTTAACAATAAATTCATACCCATTGCCAGTAGCTGCGGTAATGCACTAGCCAATGAGGTCAAAATAGTTGTAATAATGGTCAACGCTGAACTAATCAACGATGGCAAGTTCTGTTCGACACCACCCACTAGTGATCCGATAACATCCACACCAGCTTGCACAATGAGTGGAAGCATTGTAGCAATTGTATTCGCCAATTTTGAAATCAATTCAGTACCACTAGCAATTAATTGCGGCAATTGAGAGGTAATACCCGTCACTAGACTAGTAATAATTTCTGGGCCTTTTGTGGTAACGGTAGCCAGCATTTGATCAATCTGTGTTCCAAACTGATTGTTGACTAATCCTAACCCGGCAACGACAAGACCTAAGATGGCCGCTGGACCAACTGCAGCTAAAGCTACTTTCATAATTGTGCCCATTGCAACAGTCATTCCATTTAAAGCATTCATACCTACCGAGCTTGCACTCTCTAGGCTAGACCCAATGTAAGGAATCTTACCTGCTAGTGATGAGATTCCTCCCTGCAGTCCAAGAATAGAATTCTTAGACTTGTCCATAATTGAGCTAAAGCCAGAGAACTTTGTTTTAGTTTCTTCTAAACTTTGTTTTAGAGCATTTCCAGCAGCAGCACCATTTCTCTGTGTCTCTAATTCAACTTTATTGGCTATATCTTTGGTTTCATCCTTAATCAGTTTTGCTTGCTCTTTGTAGTTAGTCCCTAAACCAGTAAATCCTTTACTTAATTTCTGAATGCCAGGCAGTACTCCATCTAGCACTAGCGCTCCACCTAACACTGAGGCCAATGGCAAAAACTGTTTGACAATTGTACTTAAATCTCTAAATGCATTGGTAAACTCAACTGCTTGTTGCCCTGACAGATCACTTTTATTGATGAATTGACTAAGCACAATGTTTACTTTTTCAATAATTCCCAAGAAATTATCAAGACCTTGAGATTGTCCGAGTTTATCCACAAATTTATCGACCGCTTGTACTAATGTTGTGAGTATTGGTAAAACGGCTGTTCCCACTTTAATTTGAAGTGTCTCGAACGATCCGCTCAACCCTTCAATGGCACCTTTTAGATTGTTTAGCTTTTCTTTTGCAACTTCGGCTGCTGTCACTTTGCTGATGGCTTCTTGCATAGAATTTGCTCCATCAGCGCCTTCATTCATCGCGATAGTAGCTGCACGTACTGCATCCGTACCAAACATCGTTTTTAGCGCTTGTTGTTGCTGTTGTTGGGTCAGACCGGATAACTTGTCTTTCAATAATTGCGAGATATCTGCGAAAGATTTAATCTTCCCATTGGCATCAAAGAACTGATTCGCTCCTTCTTCGGTCATCAAGCCTAATTCTTGCATCTTTGCCTGTGCTTTATCCGTTTGTGGTTGTAAATTTTGAAGCATTGTCTTCAATGAAGTCCCTGCATCTGATCCTTTTAACCCGTTTTGAGCGAATACTGCAAGAGCATCTGTTGTATCATTAAAACTTAATCCAACACCAGAAGCGACCGCTGAAACCATGGACAAGCCGAATTTCAATTCTCCAACGTCTGTCGCTGATGCATTTGCTGCACCGGCTAATTGATTTGCAGCATCTACAACAGTGAGATTGTCGTTTTTAAATGCATTCAGTGCCGTCGATGCTATTTCTGCTGCGCTCTTTAAATCTAGTTCTCCTGCGGTTGCTAAGTTTAGAGCGCCTGTTAAACCACCATTTAAGATATCTTTAGTAGAGACTCCGGCTTTAGAAAGCTCTCCAATGGCATCGGCCGCTTCACTAGCTGAATAAGCAGTTTCTGCCCCGGCTTTGATTGCTGCATCGTTGAATTTCTTCATCGTCTCCGAGCTCTCACCGGTTACTGCTTTGATGTTACTCATTTTTTGCTCAAACTCTGCAGCTTTCGAAACAGTATCCGTAATGCCACTTTTGATCTTATTTAAAGCCGCAAACGCAACACCTACACCTACAATTTGTTTGACTAGGCTTGCAGTTTTTGAGGAAGCTTTATCTGTATTGGAGCCGATGCTATTCAAAGCATTGGCCGCTTTCGAACCAGCAGTACTAAAAGCATTCGTAAGTTTCGACCCTACCTGTGTGGCTAAATTACCTGTTGTAGTGACGACTTTATTCATTGGCGCAGTGATCTTATTGGCCATATTGTTGGCACCAGATACTACTGCGGAGAATGCCTTGCTAAAGGTTGGCGGAATCTTGTTGCTTGCGTTCTGCGCAACACTAGCAATTCCTAAGAAACCCGTATTTGTTAAACTTCCCAGTGTATTTGCTGTGTAGCCAATTGTTTGAAATGCTTGCTTAAATGGCGCCGGAACTTTCGTGGCCGTATAGTTAGCCACAGACGCAATCTTTTCGAATCCGCTACTAACAGAAGCACCAAGTCCATTGGCAGATTTAGCAACAGAATTCAGAACACTAGAAAATCCGTTACTTATTTTCGAGTATCCTGACTGAACAATGCTGGCTACTTGATTAAACGCCGATTGAAACGGCTGAGGAATCTTTTCGCCAATAGATGCAATTACCCGCTGAATCTGACCGCCTGCTTTACTAAAAACTGCCGTCATCGCTGGTGCAATGCCCGCTAAGTTCGTGGGCATATTCGCACTCAATTTGCTCATGATTTGCCCTACTTTTTGAACCATTGAGTTGCTATGATTCTGTGCGGCTGCTGCCGCTGCGGCCATACCACTATTAGTCACATTAACAACTTTGTTCATAGCATCGGCATATTGAGAAATGTCTGCGCCGATAATTGCATTAATTGATCCATCAAAAGCCATTCCATCACCTCCAGTTCTTTTTTTTGAAATAATCAGTCACTGTTTTTACTTGTTTGGCCAATTGTTGTTTTTCGGTCGTTTGATTCGTCCGAGAAAATAGGTCTCTGATTTTTTTCTCTGCCTTTTTCTTATCGAACACTTTTGATAATTTTGGTTTCTTGGCATTTAGAACATATCTGAGGTTAAATGCAAAGATTGATCGTTGTTCTTGATTATCGATATCTCTTAGCGCCAATCCTTCTAATATCGATTCCAGTTCCCATAAGTAACAGTTCATGATCAAATCAATATCAGTTAATCCTTGTCGGGCACAGTCGGTAATGAGAGTTCTTTCTTCATCCGATCCGCCAATTCCTGTATACCCTTGGCTTGCATTTCTGGATTTTCGATGTCCTTGGTCGGATGCATTCCCTTCATTGCTTCGCTCGCCTTCTCTAGATTGCCAATATATTTTTTCAGTTTCTTCACGAAAAAACCTGAATCTAACATTTCCGCTTTCAGATCAGAAAAGATCTTGCCATATCCTTCTTCTTCATCATCAAACTTTTCAACATATTCACCAATGGCAGTTAATACGTCGTTTTCTGATGGATCGCCTTTAGCCGCAAGTTTGATGATATTAACCAGTGCGTCATCGTCCTCTTCAAGAACTTGAGCAAAGAGAACCCCAGCACCATCATTTTGAGAGTTTCCATTTTTATCTTTGCTAGCTAGTTTTTTATTTGCTTTGAAGAACATGCCGTACCCAAATTTAATTTCTAAAGGTTTTCCCTTCAATTCAACTGTAAATACCATATTTATTTCCTCCTGTTTTATGCAAAAATAGAGGGAGATTAGACTCCCTCTTCTTCCTTTTCTTTGTTGTCTTGCTGATCGTTGGTTGACTCTTGTTCGTTGTCCCCAGTTTCGTTCTGGGGATCATTAGGGTGTTTTGGTTTTGATGTCGTCGTAATCGCCCGTTGTTTCTCCAGGACGTTGGAATTTGTACAAGCTTTCGATCATAGCTACATCTTCATCAGAAAGAGGGAATGTCCCATCTTGCAATTTCCCCACAATATTCAATGTGTAGCTGATTTCTACTAGATCGTCTCCCTCGTCGTATTCCAATTCATCTGGAATACCGTAGCCGAATTTCGCAGGATAGGCTTTGATCCCCGTACTCTCTTCTTTACCTAATGCATCGGAAACGACCACTCGCCAAACCTTTACCGAATGACCATTTTTCTTGGCATCTTCAATAATTTGAATGGATTCATCATCCGGAGCGAAGTATTGGGTTAATTCAATACTATGTTCATCCGTTGATTTAAGAATGATACGTCCCATCTTTGTTTGTTCGTCAATATTGTCTCCACCAATCGTCGTGGTTCCATCTGTTTGAAAAGCGGGTAACAATGCAGGAGAGCCAATTGCAGCCGTCACTGCTTGAATGAAGTACCATACGCGATTCCCTTTAATGGGCGTTCCTTGAAATTTTGTAACACCGTTATTTACCTCTACCATGTTTTATTCCTCCTAAATTATAAAATCTGAAATTTTTAAAATGACGTGATAGACTTCTCTGCCAATCGTGTTATCGATTCGCACATCAGACGACAACCTATTTCGCACACCGAGAGCTGCCTTTGTTTGATGAAGGGCATCTTCTAAATCGGTGCGGCTATTTGTTGGGTAAAAAAGATCTATTTGTAAATCTGTATCCACCACCGCCGGACCAAACTTTGCACTGGGACTGTCATCATCAAGATGAGTTCCTATCACGTAAAAAGGCTCCATGACCTCTTTGCCAGGGAGCTTAAAATAAATAGGGATTCCTGTTTGACCTAAGCCTTCAGAAATCCCTTTTAAAAACCGTGTATTCGGAGCGTGTTCCATTGAATCACCCTCTTGCTATTTTTCTCATGTTCTTCATAAATCTTGGAAACTCCTCTTTTACTGCAGGGAATAGGAATGGTTGTGCCGCCATATAACGTGTGCCTTCTTCTACATAAATAGAATACTCAGCAGGGGAAACCACATTCGTGCGAAGTCTTCCAGACTCAAAAGAATAAATCGTGTTGCTTAACCAACCTGTATCGAATGGTGCGAGTTGTTTAGCGCGTTTCTCAACACGCATCCCTGATCGTACAACTTCTTGATGGGTGGCTTGTTCCATCTTTCCTTTTTGTTGAAGGACGCTACGAGTGAATTTTTCCAGTCCAACAATCTTTACTGTTTTACTCATGAGACAATCACTACTGTCGAGTTACGGTGATGCTTCAGATCGAACAGATTGCGTCTAACGCCCTCGTATTCAATTTCACTGATACCTTCCCACATCCCTTGTAAATGAAGCTTAAAGGCTGTCTTGGTGTATTTTCCAAAGAAAGAAAGTTGCTCGGATTCCGAAAGTAAACTTTTTCCACAGGGCAATACTTTAGTTTCAGTTTTCACTTCTTCCTCACCAAGATAGCCTGGAACCTTTTTGGAGAAAGTAATCTTGCAACGATGGTTATAGATCACTAAATCCACCTCACGATCCCTTTACGAGCTATTTTTGTTGGTTTAGTGTGCTCATCAAACAAAGAGAGGTATTCATCCAGATAAGATTTCTCCCATGTGTACGAACGTCCCTCTTCGCTATCAGCACTAGCACCTTCGCTGTTCAATTTGTTGAAACGTTTAATAGTCACATCTCGTTTGATGTAGTTAAACTTTTCGGGAACAGTTTCAATTTCATCTGTGCCATTTCTCGATGCATACTGATTTAAGGTAGCCAGAATACGCTCCTCGCTGTCTTCAATCAATAATTCCAATAGTTCATCTTGCAATTCATCAGAAATCCCTAATAGCAGCTTAATTTTTTCAATCATTAAGCTTCACCCTTTCTTATTCTCCTGCTGGCTTTTCTTCAGGAACCGTGATCGTTGCTTCCACAACGCCTGCTGGAATTTCAGGGAATAATGCCATCGCATTTAAGAACAACGATTCATAAGTAGCATTTCGTAATGTGCGACCACGAGTTGCTGAAATGAAGCCTGTTTCATCCATAAAGTCTGCAAAAATACCACCTACATCAGAAGTATTCATATTCAAGAAAGCAAGCACAATGTTATCTACTGCTGTTGAATAGATTTTCCCTTCTGGAATAGCATTCAATACAATGACGTTGTTTGCTCCCAAGAAGTTTTTAAGTAAGGTCATACCAAAAACGTTCGAGGCATCTGCCAATACTTTCGTATCACCCAGATAAGTCGCAACATCCATCGGATTCACGAATGATACAAATTCAGCACCGTCAAATTCTTCGAAGGTATTTAACTTACCCCAAGATTTTGCTAACGCTTTTTGAATACCTGCTTCTGAAATCTTTGTAGGGGCTGTTCCTAAGAAAGTAACAAAATCATTTTTGATTTTCCCCTGCATTTGGCGAATCAAACGTTGGTCAGATTGATCGATGGCAACTGATGCACCATGACGAGCGATTGCTTCCGCTGAAACAGCACGACGCCATTTCTTCCAAGCAACTTGGAAGGATTTCCCTTTTTTACGAGTCACTTTTGATAACGGAATATCCTCTCCTTCTGCCACATCACCATCTTTTAAAGCTGCCGCCCATTCATACATTTGAATCTTCATATCCTGAGACAACTCTAATTTACGAGTGACACCTAGCAACGTAAGCAGCTCTTTGATTCCTTTTTCGAACAAATTAACAAAATCAATTGACTTAATTTCTCCTAAATCGTCCATTGTTGTTAGTCCGTCTTCTGCTGCGAACATTTGTAAGTTCATTTTCATTAATTTATCTTTGTTCGTTTTAGACATATTTTTCATGTGTCTTCCTCCTAAAATAATCCTCTATTTTGTGCAATCATTTGTTGCCGCTCTTTTGAGTCCTTGATTGCCATGATCTCGGCTTTGGTCATTTGACCTGTACCAGTTCCAACACGTGTTTTCGATTTTGAAGCAAGCCGCTCATTCACTTTAACTTCGACTGCTTTATCCCATTCTTCACGTAATGCTTTCACGTCGTCTAAGATTTCCTCAGCAGTTTCACCAGTAACACGATTTGCAAACTCAGCAGGCATACCATTAGCCGTGAGTTGTTTGCCCTTCTCGACAAATAACTGTTCTTTACGGAACTCAGCTTTTTCTCTCTCAAAGTCATCTTTTTGTTTTTGAATTAGTGCTTCCTGACGATCTTTTTCTGAAAGTTTGGCCAAACGGGCCGCTTCGTTCTTTTCTTCTTCCAATTCTTTTTGCCAGCGGGACTTTTTACTTTTGACGATAGAATCAACATCGTGATCATCTTTGAAACCAAATTTTTCTTTAATGGCTGCCAACTGTTCATCTGTTAAACTTTCCGCATCAAATTCAGGTGTTTGCTCCTCGGCCGGTGGAGTATCATCGTCACCAGGTTCAGCGAAAAATTGTAGATGCATTGGCAATAATTGTTTTTTAAACATAGTTGTTACTCCTTCCATAGCTTTTAACGTGGATCAATGCTTACACTTCCGATGCTTTTAATGTCTTCACGCTTGGACAAAATAAAAAAGCCTAGCAAAAGCTATGCTTCTAAAGCAAATCCCGAAATATTGATTTGATTAAAAACTGCATTTCTTTCGACTCCGGTTGATACACCGAAGTAATTAAATTTTAATTCTTCATCTGTATTTTCGAGATCTTTTACTTTTTCAAACTTTAATGTTTGACCTTCGTTCAACCAAATAATTAAAGATTTATCCATTTTTTTCACTCCTTTATAGTCCTAATTCTTTGTCTGTCGGAACGATGGTGCTTCTACAATTGACATGCATCGGTGGCGCATTGGTTCCTGGTTGATAATCTTTAATCTTGAATATCTCACCATTCAGACCTTTGCATAGCTCTGTAGTTCGATTGTCAATGTGAGCCAGATATTCGTATTCAATTAACCCAGCTTCTTCATACCTTTTGACTGTGGCATTATTGATGATATTTGTTCCATCCGTTCGAACGACCGCCTCCGCTCTGCTTCTGGCCACATTGTACTTTTTACGTAGTTCACGAGCCATATCTGCTGGACCCATCCCTCGAACAAATCCTTTTGTAAGAATACTTTTTAAATCAGCAGCCAGATCATCAACATTTCCCCATATACTTTGGGAATAATTTTTGCCGTTGAAAGGAGTTTCGATCAATTGTTTCAAAGCAGGGCCATTCAACGTACTAGCCGACTTTCCAAAATTCACTTTGCGATACGCATATTTGCCAACTTCTTTTAGATAAGACTCAAACGATTTATGCAACTTATTAGACATTTTCCCCAACTGATAAGCTAAGTCAAGCTGCAACGCTTCTAATCGTGTGACCTTTCCTGCAGCATATTGTTCATTCAGTCGTTTCAACAGTTCAGGATCTTTCTCAGCTTGTTTAAAGTACTTCTCAGCATTCGTCCGATAATCCGACAGATCTTCTCGCATGAGTCGTTTCTTCGCTTCCTGCAGAGAGATTTTATTCTCCTTGGCATATTGAGCATAAAAAGCGTAAATCTCTTTCTGGACGCTCTGACGCCCTTCTGTGTAAATGTTCTGCAACTCGTCAAAGAAATCAACATCTGTTTGGTCGACATAGGCAAAGATTTCATCCATACGCTTTTTCCAGTAATCTTGGGAGTTAACCATTGTTTTGTCCTGCTAAAACCATTTGCATTGCTTGTTCTTCAGTGAAACCCGCTTCTTTTAGAAAAGTAAAATACTTCCAATTCACTTTAGCTGTAAGTTCCATTGTTTGAATAGAAAATTCTTCGATTGCTTCAAATTGTTCATCAGATTCCAAATCATCAATCTTCATCAACATTTCTATCATTTTCTTCATCATTTCTTTCATCTTCCAATTCCTCCTTATTATTTTTAGGTCGCCTTGGATCTGGTTTTTTGCTAGACTCTTTCTTAATTCGTTCCAACTCAACTTCTGGGTCAATCCCCGTCACAGTATTTAGAATCTCGAATAACGTTTCGTCAGATACCGTTCCATATAATTGACTGGCTAAAGAAACAATCTCGGTGTCCGATTTAGGAACATTCGCTGTAAAGATGATGTTTGTGTCGTTGATATCTTCGTAGGCCGTCGATTCATTCCCTTTAATCCGCCAAATGTTGATGGCTAAGCGTAGTCGTCGCATTAACCCTTTTTCAAATAGACGCTGTTGCATGACTCGACGATTGTCTGAAGCCATGAGTTTGTACTTCATTGCTTCACCAGATTGAGTTCCACTGAAATTAGCGTCTAAAGTGTCTGGCGTAAATGTAAACCGCAAGATGTCATTTACTAATCGTTGCTTATATGTTTCCGACCCTGCTGCATCGTACTCTTTAATTAAGTACTTCGCATCTGGTGTTGAACCATTAGGATTAGGGTTATCATCCATTATCATGATTCTTGCTCGTTTAAACGCCAAAGAAACGGCTAAGCGCGAATTTGGAACAACCTTTCCATCCTCGTCTATGTCGTTTTTCGCAGTACCTGTATAGGGATTACCAGTGATCATCAAAATGGCATCCATGCTGTCTTGTTGAAAGTTAGCTAATTCTGATTGTGATAGATCATATGCATCAATCGAATCAAGCACGGGTTCATAGGCTCCTGTCCGATCCTCGTTATTTGCAAACTCGTTTACTGGAACGCCATCAAAAGCATAATCGTCAAAGTCATCTAAATGAAGCCCACGTTCTTCTTGATTATCATTCAAATAGATGTAAACCATGTCACTGGTGTAAACATTTACGAAATCTTTTCTTTCCCCGTCGCCATAGTCGATTGAATAATAATAGACACCGAAAAGAGAATTACTGTCAGTTGTATCATCGTAAACAACAAACGTCTTCTCAGGATCTAACTTCACGACTTTTACAAATGCCTGGTCATTATCTAATCCAACAGTTGTCAGTTCGTAAGCTCGTCCATAAATGGACAAATCTGTTTTGATCAATACATTGTGATAGGCCTCATTGTTTCGCTTGTTAAGCTCGTCAATCTGTTGCTGCAACTCGTCGTTTTCGTTTTTGTACTGAACGGGTTGTCCTAACATATACCCTTGTTCAAAAATGGTAATGTATCTTGAGAAATCACTCGCAATTCGATTGTCTGCAGCAAATTCATCTGTTTTAGCAGGACGGTACTTGATATTATTATCTGCTAGGTAGTACCGTTTCAATTCTTGCAATCGAGGCAATTGTTCTACTCGATGCCGATTGATAAACTTTTCTAATTTATAAATCCATTTTTCGCTTTCGAACTCGACATTATCGAAGTCTTCTTGGGACATTCTAAATACTGCATTCGCATTTTTGTGATACCGATGATCACGTAAAAAAGTAACTACTTTATCCAATCTGTACCTTCCTTTCTAGCCAAAAAAGAATTTGGCTGCGTCCATTTTTTGCTTCATATCCTGTTTTACGTACATATCATCGTTAAAAGCATATCGAGTGGCATCAATCGTATGATTGTCTTTATCTTCAAGTCTTGGCTTTGGATTGCCATCACGATCAGTTTGATAATCAATATTTTCGAATTCTTTGGCAATGCTTGGTGTTCGTAAAGGATCAATGCAGATAAAGTCCAAATCATCTAGCCATTGTTCGCCGTACTCTACAGAATCCGGACCTTTCTTGACTCCGTAAACATTCGTCATAAAATGCTCGTTTCTCAATTCTGCGATTGACTTAGGCTCAGCCGAATCAGCATTTATCCTGTCTGATTGATAGCCTTTTGACTTGGCTTTACCAGCGAAATCTCGATTGCTTATTTTCTGGCCGTAAATTTCGTCAATTGCGTAAATGCCATTTTTCTTTTTGTCATAGTGCCAGCGTACAAATGCTAACGGGTCAGTGGCATAGCCGAAGTCTAACCCGTTTCTGATATTGTCAAAGTTAGCGACCATCTCATCTGTAATGCTTCCTTGCTCAATTTGAAGATTGTCAAAGGGAACAACACCAGATCCGATAGCCTCGCCGTCATATTCCCATCTAGCTCGTAAAGGATTTCTTTGCCTTGCTGCTTCAACCTCTTCCAAAAATTCTTTCGAAATAAAGGGATTATCTTCATAAGTAGTGTGATGAACGAATGTATTTTCAGGCTGAAAACTAGACTCATATTTTTTGTTTACCCAGGATTGTCGACGTTTCGGTGGGTTGTAACTGAAAAAGAATTTATAAAAAAGACCATCTTCTAATTCACCACGTAGCAGTGAGTTAGTGATAGTCGTTACTTCATCTTCAGTTTTAAATTCTCCCAGCTCCTCTATCCATCCGATTGTAAATGGGAATTGACTGTCTTTTAATGATTTGATTCTTTCAGGATTTTGAGCGCCTCTAAAAATCATATAATTTCCACGAGGCATGTACGTAATCCTTAAAGGTGACTTATTAAATTTAAAAAGATGCGTTACACCTTGTTGTTTAATCGCCCATTTCATTTGTTCGTATATTGACTGTTCTAGTGTGTTATCAACATAACGAATACCGACCGCATTTACTGCGTATCTCATGAGCAATTGAGTAATAATATGAGCGATATCTGATGATTTACCAGAACCACGTCCACCCTTGCAAATAATGTTAAGAATATCTGAGTTTAGAGTGGCTTTCCATACCGAATGAAACTTTTTCGGCAGCAATTCTGATAGCTTCTTCTTAACCATCATCATCACCAATATCATCTACAAACACTGGCATTTCAGTAACTTCTATTTGTTGTTTGTCGGTAAACAGCGCATGACGCTTTCCAAGAAGTTCAGCTGCCTTCAATCGGTCTTTAGCACTAACTTCAACTCCATCATAGAGTCCTTTCGCTGTTGCAACTGTCTCTGTTTCCTTACCGCGCATAACTGCTGTTAAATATTCTAGAATCTCTTTTGCGTCGGCCGTTCGTTCGTTATGCATTTGTTCGAGCTGTTCATCTATATAGGATTTAATCTCAACATTTCTCAACAATCTTCCTGCGGCAGTCGCTGCTGAGGAATCCTTTTTAACGTTGGGATAGGCCACCTTATAAGCTCGCGTGCCGTTCAAATCTTTTAAATATTCATCTGCAAAAATTCGTTGTTTGTCCGTCATGATATTCACCTTCCTTCTTTTTACACGAAAAAAAGACACCCACAAAGGGTGCCTTCCTAATCACATTTATTTCACGCTATCATATTAACATTTAAGGTAAGACGTACTCAAGACAAGAAAAGGACATGGGACAAATCATCCAAACTATCAATACCAAAAAGGAAAATTGATAATTCCTCACTGGCCTTCTTAATGTCTCGGTCAACTGTTCTAGAATCAATATTGTAAAAAGCAGCTAGATCATTCTTTGACTTATTTTCATTCGAATTTTCGAAAACATATAATTGACGAATAATATTAAACCTTCTTTCAGCCATCGGACCTTGATTATGACAGTATTGGCAATAAGAAGAGAACATTAGATCAAAGTAGTCTAACATCTCCTTGGTCCGAGCCTTATACTTCATCAAAGATTCGAGATTTAACTCTTCTGGATCAAATATACTATTTTCATATTCTGTCAATTTCGGTATTACACCTTCGCAATGTTCACGAAGCATTTGATACTTTTTTAATAAAAGAGTTGTGTTCCTTAGTTTCCAACTTCTTCGTTCTCGCTTTCTTTCTTTTCCCTTCATAGCTTCAATTTTTACAACCTCTTGAGTGATTGCAGCTAGTGTATCTTTAGTCAGTTTTTCAGCCAAACTCAGTTCCTCCCCATAGCGATTTTAAAATTGTCATCCTGAATTTCTATTAATACAGATAAAAACCTAATAGCAACTGGATGATTATTGTATTTGTTACCTAGCATTCCCATTGATTCAACTAGCCATTGCCAATATTCATCTGATGTGATTGGATGTTGCTTCATGAATTCATTGGATGACTGCATCCATTTTTGAATATCTTGAAAGAAATTTCCCCAATTCATTCGATCTCCTCAATCCTTATATAAATGCCAGGAGTCGCCGCCCAAAATTTTTCGATGATTAAGCTAACTACATAAGAATCATCTTTCCAGAATCCTAATTTAGTCATGCAGTCTTGCAAAAGTTTGTTGCTATTGTCTAAGTCTGGTTTCGTATATTTGTACTCGCCATCCTCATGACTACCTACAATCGGGAAGCACCACTTCACCATCATCCGAACCGGCCGCATGATTTTGCTTTTCGGTGTGTGTTCCGATAGATGGCTCATTAACTTTACACGAGCTTTTTTCAAATCATCCGGCTCATAAAAATATGGCTTACCATTCACAACATGAACCTTCTTTTGTTGCGCTGTGGTCTCTGGTGGGATTATTGGCATAAAGAATTCAATCATCGTAAGCCACCTCGATCTCGTATTTGACTGTTCGCTTCCCATTAATTGTTTTTCTACTGCTTTTAGCGATTTCAATCCCTGATTTATTTTGAGTATGAAAGGCTATAAAAGTGTAAATTAGAATCTCAGCAAAGACTCGTTTCTTCGACCCTAACTTGCGATAAGTTTCTAGAACTTCATCCATTCAAACACCTCCTAAATAAAATTCATAATAATGACTCCAATAATCCAAAATGCTGTAGTAGCTGCAATTGCTTTGAAGAAGATATAAATAAAAGAATCTTCATCATCAGATTTTTTCGTTCCTGAAACAATGTAGCTTACAAAAACATCTAATCCCCACGCTTGAAAAAAATTCAATTGAATCAGACTAAACGTTGGTGAAATAATCCCATTCCACAATTTCATAGTGACGAATCCACCATAAAGCATTGCTACAAACGCCAACACGATCGAACCAACTGAAATACCTATTGCCGCCAAGGTCGCCCATCCATATTCTTTTTTATCCATTCAAAAACCTCATTTTATGTTATTTTATATTGGTATAGATCTATTTTTATTTTTTCTTTCACATTCCATTTTTGTCTCTCTCAGTCTCCATTACTCTCTACTCCCAGAGGGAGAGAGTAATGGGACAGTGAGACAGCGACAGAATAAGCTTTCTTAGCTATCACGGGCTAGTTACTAGCTGATAGGCAGTTACGAAGACGAAGTTTTTTTACACTCTTTTACCATCTAAAAAGCTAGTAATGGTTTATTCTTTATTTTTAACAACTAAACCGCCATCAACACTGAATCCCTCGTGTTTTTTTACTCTTCCATAAATTGATTTTTTCGATAGTTCTAAATAGTCAGCAACTTGATTTACTTCAATTGGGCTTCCGTCTTCACTTAAAATGTTGAAGGCTTCTTCCAATTCTTTTGCTGCCTTTTCTGATCGTGACTCATTCGATTTCTGAACGCCCTTTTTCCAATTCTCCTTGGGATCTTCTTCAAGCTTGATGTCCTGCAGCGTTTCGTCCAACACGTGAACAGGATATCTAAACCAAGCATTCACTGGATCGAACTTCGGAAATTCTCGCAAGGTTCCTTCAATACGCCATGCGGTTGCTTGACGTGCAGCACGAACTGCATCTTGACGTTCAATTTCTATCTGCTTCAAAATATCCTGTGATCGAATGGCTGACATTAAATGATGTTGCATTTGTTTCTTGCTAAACTGATCATCCAACCCCACATCATCATAAGTTGGATTATAGGTCTTAATTGCTTCGTTGAAAGTCTGACAAATTGCTTCGTTTTCCAATTGCATGTAACGATCTTCAGTTACAGGCAATTCAATTAAATCAAGAATCGCGTCAGGGTCCCGTGCAAATACTCCAGATCCTGATGATCGGTCTATTGAGTTTTTTCCACCTTGAGAACCCTTGCTGTGATGATGACAATAGATGACTGCGCAACCTAATTCGGTAGCGATCTTGTCAAACTGATTTGTAAAGTTGGCCATCTCGTGAGCGCTGTTTTCGTCTCCGGTCAATACTTTGTAAATAGGGTCGATAATCACTGCAATATAGTTCTCTTTCTGCGCTCGTCTAATCAACTTAGGCGCTAACTTATCCATTGGACTCGTTTTACCTCGCAAGTTCCAAATGTCAATATTCGATACATTTGCGTGGCCTAATCCTTGTTTGTTGTAGATATCAAAAAAACGTTTTTTAGCTGAGTTTTCATCTAATTCGAGATTGACATACAATACTTTCCCTTGAATACAATCAAAGTTAAACCACTTGCGTCCCTCAGCTATAGCTATTGCCAATTGAATCAACGCGAAAGACTTTCCGGCTTTACTTGGTCCGGCAATCAACATCTTGTGCCCTTGCCGTAACATTCCTTTGATAAGTTCAGGCGCTAATTCAATTGCTTTATCGAATAAATCCCCTAGACTTTCAGGATCAGGCAAGTTGTCATTCATATCTTCAATGTACTCTTGCCATTCTTCCCATGAACCTTTACCAATATTCGTAGCCACAAGAAATTGCTTCTTTTCGCCACGAATAAATCCGGGTAAACGACTAAGCCTAGAAGGGTTTTTGTTTTGTTTATCAACTTTCAACCCGTTACTTTCGACGATCTTATATAAGTAATCAACTCGCTCTTGATATTGCGGATAATTTACCGCATCTATCTTGACGATCGCATGAAGGCTTTTCTCTCCACTGTATGTCAAAGCAACGATTGGTAATTCTAACTCTCGAAGGATTTCATTTTGTTGGTCAATCGACATGCTATCCGACTCAACCAATGAGTAACGAAAATCAGTAACATTAGTATTTTTTACGCCTTCTCCATCTAGCGGGTTGATACGAATCCACGCGCCGCTATTCGTATTCGGATCTCCTAGAACTGCTCCGATATCCTCTTTGCAACGTCGTAAACTATCGATCAATTCGCCTGCAGTTTTCGTATACACCCCTGATGATTTGGGCAGCCATTTTTCTGTTCCGTCTGTCCGTTTCACTGGAAAACCGTCATTCACATAACCAATGATATCCCCGGGATTAAAAACAGCTTCTAGATAATTAATAATTTCCTTGGATGGATTCCACGATTTGGGCTCATGAACTTCTTGACCAAGTACCCAATCGGTATTTACTAAGCGATAGCTCTTATCTACTGCTGTAGCGGTAAAACTATCATTCCATCCTAAAATCATATCGTCGTCTTCATTATGGATTGGCTGCCATCCGTTTTCTTTTGCTAATTGGGTAATCGTCGCCCCGGTCACAGGTTGACTCGCACCTTCAAAGGAACTCCACTTTTTAAACGTTTCTCCCGATCGATACCTGGAATCATTCTGACTCCATTGGTCCCAGTCCGCTGCTGTATAGCCTTCATGTTTGAGTGCCATTCCAACGTTGACCCATTCTTGATAAGAAAGCATTGATGGATCAACATATTGAAGTAATTCCGTTAAATTTAATTTGCTTTCCACTTAATTTATACCTTCCTACTATTCTTTTTTCGTCATTGTTTATGTAGTCCATTATTTGCTGTTGTTCAGAGTACTTATCATAAATAATGCCGATAATACTAAAGCTTCAGACTCTGCAAATCCGTCTTCTAAAAGAGCCTTTCTAAAACTACCAAGATTTTTTCCAAACTCGAACATTCCTGATCTAGCTTGATCTTTTTCACTTATTTTTTCTAAAATGTCATGTAAATCGTTCTCGTTCACTTATAAAACCTCATTTTTATCCGGTATCATATGTTTCACTTCCATTTCTTATTTGATGTATAATATATATGAGCTGGTACTCCTTTTGAATGCTATCTTTTAATACCCAGCTCACTGGCAACCGACCACTGGTTGCCTTTTTCTACGTGATAGGCGACGTTAGCGGAATTAATTACCGCCCCACGTTACCCACGCTCTTTGTCGAGTTTTTTCAATGCCTAGGTCTATTACTTCATTTGGGTCTTTTCTAGGAAACGATTCGCTTTCGTAGCCCATCTCTTCATCAATTACTTGTAAAGCAGTTGCTAAATCTTTTGCTATACATGTGATTTGACCGCTGGACCAGTCTTCTAAAACACCATCTCCATGCCAAATAAATAGTTTCATCCTTTCACCTCCAACAACTCTGGGTTTTCGTAGATAGTTATGATGAATTTAATAGTTTTCTAATTCTTATAAAAAATAGTGTTATTTTTCTTTGTTCCCATTAAATTTAATCTCCTTTTTAAAGTTTTATCATTTCCTATAACATAATAATTATTATATAATTAATTGTGAATTGAATTAATCCGCATAAAACAGCTTCGAAAACGTTCAGTTCACTAACCGTCAATTTATCTTGACGGTTTTTTTATGTTAAAATATAAAAGATGAGCTGAAACCCTTTTACAACTACAATTTCAATTTGAAATCCCAGCTCATTGACCGCTACTAAATAGCGGTCTTTTTTTGTTTAGTGTAACGTTGTATAATACACTCAGGTTAGATAAATAATTTTCTGATCAATCTAACTTAATGACTGCCGGACCATACTTCAGCAGTCTTTTTCTATGCAGCTGGCGTGGATTGCGGAACTTACTTCCAGCTAAATTCCAATTTTTCTGTAGTATATTTCAGCCCCATTAATCCCGTTTTTCGCTCTTTGATGAACGCAACGCTAATCCCCGGTAGTTTTTCTTTTAGTTTAATTACAGTTCGCGGATCTCTCAAACGGCGATTAAGATATTCATCACTTTCTGGTAAAGGCGTGGTCCGTCTTAACTCGATGATATAACCCGAATAGCCCTGCTGTGCCGATTTTTTAAACACGGTGGGGAAATCATTCTTTTCGTACCAACGCTCAAACCACAATTCAAAAGATTTATCGTTTGTGTTTTTTAGTTCTTCAATCAGACTCATTCGCCGTCCTCCTAATTATTGAAAAGTGTTATCAAGAAAAACTTCATGCAACACTATCGCAACTCTGTTTATTTGTTCCTCATCCTGATCATCAATACCAGCTTCATGGAAAATTGCGTGGGTCAGCTCGTGAACGAAAGTTTGATGCTTTTTTTGATCTGACAACTCTTTCCATAATCGAATTTTTGCTTCTTGGTAATCACATTCTCCCCAACGGAAACCTTCACCTTCATTTGGTATATGGTCCACTAATTGGACGTGGTACAATATTCCGCCGACTTTAATCTCCGTAGGTATCTTCAAGTAAATTCACCGGACTTCCTTTTCTAAATACTCCAACTATTGAAATCTCTACTCCTTCTAGAAAATCGTGACGAGCACTTTCTCTCATAACAAGAGCATTTGCATGTTTGTAGCTTTCTGCTTTGATCGGGAAGAGAAATAGTTGCTCTTCTTGGGTTTCAATTAATACATTGTATTCTTCCATTATGTTCATTCCTTTCCTACGTGATTGTGGTCATTATTTGACTTTTTTCTCTTTCTAATTTCTTTTTCATCCTCTTTTTTTTCAAAGTGATAGGTTTTCTTTATTGTCCAAAAATTTAATACATTATTTAGAAAATTGAATCCTTAGTTAGGAGTAATCAATTCATGCCTTATTACTTTCATAGTAAAAGAAGAAACCATAGAGGATATCTTATTATTCATGAACAAACTTGCCCGAATCTCCCCTCCCCTAAATGCAGGGAAAAAATAGGTAGATATCGGAATAAAAAAAATGCTCTTAAAGTAGTAAAGAACTTGCACAAGGGCAAAGGACTTAAATTCAAGTATTGTCAAAAATGCCTAAAGGTCAGCTCGTTAAAGGGTACAGAATAGCATTTAAAATTTCCGACTACTGAAGATATCCAAATTCCTCCATTAACCAATCTTTACATTTACAAAGCAATTTATTAGATTTATTATTAGCATTAAAGGGAGGATTAATAATGAAAAAAATATGCTTTGTATTAAACTTTTGCTCCGGATTAAACTTTACTTCAATGTTTGCCGGACAAGCTCGAAGTTATAACAATGATTTTAAGGATTATTTTTCAAAGTATTATGATGTTTCAACTAACTATACTAGAGATGAATATACAGTTGATTATCTAGTCGTTCCAAAATCATTCCCTACTTTCCATAATGAAAATAATCTTCGAATAATCGAGGTTCCAGCTAACTTGCTTATGAAAAAAGAGTTTAAAAAAATAAAGGATTATATTGACGATTATTTTTCTGATCACTGCTATTGATGCCACAAGACAAAAATCGTTTTAGTATTCCTCCGTGATAGCCCCAGATTTAGGAGCTTTTCATGTGAGAATCAAAACAATTCTCTACTTCTTCACGGATTTGTTCCATCGTTGCTGGCATTTGTACAAACCAAGCGTTAGCACCTAAAATTTCACTAATAACAACATCTTTAGGTACTGATTTCTCATAATTCTTTGGCATTGCTCGAATAAATAGTTTTACTTTACGATCAATATTTTTCCTGTCACATGCTCTCATTTCTTCACCAACTTTTTAGTAAATGGATTTTTTTCAAACAATTCTCCTGATGAAATATTTACAACGATCACAATTCCGTTAACCTCTGCAGAAAAATGAATTTCATCCCATTGGCGATAGTTTTTAAGTCGATAATATCCATACTTTTCTGCGATTTGTCTGATCTTTTATTTGGGCATAGGCTACTCCTCTGTATAGGTACTTGGAGTGATTCCTTGAGGTAGTCTCCAACCATTTGCTGCAATCCGCCCGATCATCTTACTGGCCGATTCAAAGCTCCACGTTCCTACATTGAGAAATCCACGTTGTTCAAGTTGTCTGATTTGTTTAGGTGTAGCTAATCCCTCTACGCGTCGTTTCTCTAAACGTTCAAGCATTTTTGTTGCTTTACCAGCGTTATCAATTTGATCAGGGAGAATTCCCAATTTTTCTAACGTCTTGATTTGTTTGTCAGACGGCGGGGCCATTTCCCATCCAAATGATGGAACATAACTTGATAAATCTTCTGCCTGGATTGACATTTCAAATTGAAGCGGATCAACAAGCTTGCGTTTTCGCTTTCGCATTTCTGCTAACTGCTTCGCCAACGCTTCTTCACGTTCGGAAACAACGTCTTTTTCTGCTTGCACCTCTGCCTCCTCAAGATCGATAGCAAAACCTGTTTCGCTAGATTCTTCGATATTCTCAGTCATTTTCTTAGCGACTTCATCAGTGTTGGCAATTAGATGTGCTGGATGACAAAGCTCGTGTCGTTCTGTATGCCATAAGAAGTCTAATAAAAGAAGCTCCTCTTTTCCTTCATACAGGCGCGTTCCTCGTCCTACCATTTGGCTATAAAGTGATCGGACTTTTGTTGGTCGAAGAACTACAATACAATCGACTGACGGACAATCCCAGCCCTCGGTTAACAGCATCGAATTACAAAGGACATTGTATTTATCATTGTCAAAGTCCTCCAAAATTTCAGCACGATCTTTAGACTCTCCATTAACTTCTGCAGCTCTAAATCCACGATCGTTTAAAATATCACGGAACTTCTTAGAAGTCTTTACTAATGGAAGAAAAATGACGGATTTACGATCCTTACAATGTTTAGCCATCTCGTCTGCAATCTGGTAGAGGTACGGATCAAGTGCAGTTCCTAAATCCTTGGTAGAGAAGTCGCCTGCTTGTTGCTTAACTGCAGACAAGTCTAATTTCAATGGTAAAGTCAGAGCCTTAATCGGTGATAGGTAACCTTCTTTGATTGCCTGTGGTAATGAATATTCATAGGCTAAGCTTTCGAAGTAGGAGCCCAAATTTCGCATATCTCCACGGTCAGGCGTTGCAGTAACACCTAATACATTGGCGTCTTCAAAGTGCTGCAGAACTCGTTGGTAGCCATCACTAATACAGTGGTGAGCTTCATCAACTACAATTGTGTCAAAAAAATTAGGTGGAAATTGTGATAAGCGTTTTTCTCGCATTAATGTTTGAACAGATCCGACGACTACTCTGAAAAAACTTCCGATACTAGTTTGGTCTGCTTTTTCGGTTGCAGTTTTAAGTCCTGTGGACTTTTGTAGCTTGTCAGAAGCTTGGTCCAGTAATTCACCGCGATGAGCGAGGACGAGCACGCGCTCGCCCTTTTTCACTCGATCCTCGATGACCTTACTGAATACGATTGTCTTTCCGCATCCGGTGGGGAGAACTAAAAGGGTTCGTTTCTTCTCATTTTTCCACTCCTGCTGGATGGCTTCTCGTGCTTCTTGCTGATAAGGTCTAAGTTGCATAGTTTTTTCCTTTCTTTATTGTTATAATTAAAAAAACTACTGTTAAGGATGAAAAAGATGGGACAATATGAGTTACGGAAAGAGGCAGTTGCACTCTTAAAAAAAATTGATACTAATAGAGACAACTACATCATTATTCATTACGCTTGTGAGAACTTTAAACTAGGTCAAACAATATCCGCTGTCGCAGTAAGACAATTTAGAGATGGTCAAACCCAGTCATTCTCATTAAACAAAACGGCTCAAACAATGGGGATTTCTACCAAAGAAATTCCTTCTCAGATAGAAACTATTGAACGAAAAATGTTAGATGATTTTTTCAAATATGTTGAATCTCACAAAACTTATAATTGGATTCATTGGAATATGAGCTCTGATAATTTTGGTTTTAAAGGCTTAGAACATCGATATGAAGTTTTACAGGGAACCCCTGTTATAATTGATGACTCAAGAAAGATTAATTTGTCACATTTATTTATAGAGCTATATGACAAAGGTTACGCTGCCCATCCACGTTTAGAAAACTTAATGGAAATGAACTACATCGCTCCAAAAGATCTTTTCCCAGGATTTATCGATGAACCAGATGAACTTGATGAAACTGATCTTCTTCACAAAGGTAGATATAAAGAAATACAAATCTCATGTTTAAGAAAAGTTGATGTTTTTTCAAATTTTTTAAACCTGGCTATAGACGACACTCTTATTGTTAAAACACCAAAGCATAAAAGATATGGTTTAACTATAAGAGGCCGGCTAGCTGCATTAAATGAGTACATTTGGTTTAAGCCAATAACGTATTTTATTACTTTTCTTATTGGTTACTTTCTTGAGAAATTTTTAGATACTTTTTTTTGATTCTAGTATTTTTTCTTCAAAAAAGTGTATTGCCTCATCAATATCTTTTGTCGTTATGGGAAAGCTACCTTTAAATAGATTTTTGACCTCTATTAGAGCTGCTAGTTTTAAATAATTAGCTTTGGCAGAGGTTTCTTTATGCTCTTGTTCAATCATAATGATTCTCCCTTACGCTAAAATAGTGACTCGCTTTGATTCAACTTCTTCACTAAGTTGTTCTTTTAAATATTCCCGAATGTTCACAATCGCTTGATTTCTCCAAGCCCCACCATCTGCTTCAAAGATCGCACCGCGTGGTCCATCTTTCATACGGAAGATGAATTGACTTTCTGGTTGTTCAACTTCTAAGAAGGTACGGTATGGGGCAAGTATCACTGGATTTGGCACTTTCACATCCGCTTTTGATGCAACCCCCTGATTGATAGTGACTGCTTGACTCACACCGTCGTCTCCAGTTTTCTTAACATTTTCCTCTGAAATATTCCCAATAACTTGAAGTAAAATCTGACGATCGCTGTTAAGGACAAATTTTGATTGCAAAGCAATGTTGAACTCCTCTGTATCCATGAAATAGTTAAAATCGAATTTGGGAATGATTGCTTGTGCTACTGCCAATTTTTCACGACTGCCATCTCCTGCAATCAAACCCTTTAAATAAACAGCAGATTCATTTTTCACATGAATGATTAGAGATTCATCCTGACGATCCAGATTAGATTGAACATATTTGACAAAACCTGATAGTGTATTCAACATCAATGGTTCTTCTGCATTAAAAACTTTCGGATAAATTTCCTCTACATTCCCCGCAGTGTTTACTGCAAATAGGCGATCATCTTCCATTTCCACTAGTCGTTCGTGTGGTTTTGTTTCCATTTCAGTCATAAATTTGATTGCATCTTTAGTTAAGTCCATTTAATTATCCTCTTTTCTTTTGTAGGTCGATAATTTGTTGGTTCTTCGCTTCTTCTTTTTCGATGACATCGATTGGTTGTCCAACATCTGTTTTTGGTTGACCTGTGTCAGTATCAATATATGTTTGCCCTGGTACTTCAGATTTCAATTCATGCGCTTCAACTTTGCCTGTTGTTAGGTCTTTACCGGTTAATACGGTAGTGGCTACTCCTTCAACCGGTGCTAATTTCGTTGTAAAGTCACTAGATAAAGAGATAACTTTTCGGGTTTCATCCGGCTTAAATTCAAGTTTGATAGTTACGCCTCGCTTAGCAGTGGCTGCAGTATTTGGATCATGAATATTGGCAAATACTTTTTGTAGCTCGCCGTCCAATTTTTCTTGGACGGCGCCATTCGCTAACTCTGATAATTGAAGATCAATCGGTTTTTCCATTTATAAATTCCTCCTAAAATGCTCCTGGTTGAAATCCGCCTTGTTGCTGCGTTTGTTGTGCTACGACACCGTTATTTGCTGCTGGCGCTAAATATTCATCAATTTGATTGTTTTCGCCCGGAGACCCATCTTTTTTGGTGTATTTATTAACTTTCAATTTCGCATTACCTCGACTACCAACCACATTCCCCCAATTAGGTGCGAACGGTTGACCGATGACCGGAGCTTGACCAATACCAGTAAAGAATTGAGTAAGTTTCCACTGCCATTTTTTTACCATGTACAAACGATCAAAAACTTTCGTCGTCCCTTCTGCACCAGTGAACTCCATTTCAATCTCGGCGTAAGGTGTGCCATTTTGAATCTTAGTAGAATTTCCATCATAGATTTTCCGTTCAAATCCAGTTACCGTAAATGGATATTCTCCATCGGGAAATAGTGTGAATGTACTCTCTTCGGCATTAAAACTGTCGCCCCATCCAATAAATTCGTTTTCTTCGTTGTTCATTTAAAATATCCTCCTAAAACTTTCTTATTTGTGTATTTAAAAGGTTCATTGCCTTATCCCAATTTGAAGATAAGTAGCCCCATAAATCCTGTGGAATGTTCTCAAGTGGTGTATCTGCGGGCATGAAACCGCCTTGGTAGATAACTTGCATGATTTCATCAACGCTGATTTGATCTGTCATCATTAGATCAGCTACCGCACGCGGAACAATCGCCGGAATTTCTTCGTTACGTTCTGGTGCAAAATTAGTTTCCGGTTGAACAGTTTGATTTTGTGTAGGTTCAACAGGTTGCTTCGGTTCAATAGTTTGCGTCGATTGAGGTGTGCTTACTTCATTAAAGGCTTGAGCAATCTGTGCGTAATCGAACGGTAATTCATCCGCTAAACCGATTCGATTTTTTGCGTCCCAAGCTGGTCGATGGGTCGTATACATCATCCGTTGACCGCCAGTAGCTTTCTTGCTATTTGTTTTACTATCGGTAATCACAGTTGTTTTGTAGTTAGCAAAGAGAACCATATCCGCCCACTCTTTGACTAAAGGAGCTGCTTTCTTTTCGAGTTTTAATTCATATCGATCGAATGCTCCCATTTCATCGGGTTCTTCTTTTTTACGCAGCATTGCATGAGCAGTAACAACTACATTGATACCTAAATCAATAACTTCACTGAGCCTATTTAGTAAGGTTCCCATTTGTTCCGCTAATGCTACGAACTTTTTCCCATAACCTTCTGAATCAATGGCATTCCAACCATTTGTAGCCATTAAGTGACGTTTGCATAAATCTTCGGCCCAATCCATTGTGTCGATGACTAATGTCTGACAAGGCTTATTTTGCTTCACAAAATCGACTTGTTGCATTAACATTTCCCAACTAGTTGGTCTAGGAAATCGTTTAACATCCATGTGTAACGTAGAATCCTCCGTATCAATAAACAAGGGATGTGCAAACTGACTAGCAAAAGTTGATTTACCAATTCCCTCTACACCATACAAGACTACCTTTTGTGCTTTGGGTACTTTCCCAGTTATAATTTCCATTAAAACGCTGCTCCTTTCCATGTTGAATTATTCGGTACTTCATTTATTGGTTCGATTGTTTCATTTTTGATCGCATAACCATCTTCGATGACGATTTCGCATTCATCCCCCGTAGATACTCGAGTAGCGATGCCTTGCAAGTTCTCTTGCTCTAACCAGGTACCGAATTCTTCCAATGAGTTCATGTCCATCTGTTCCAATTTATCCAATAGAATAAATCCGCAGTCTGGTTTCAATTTACGAACAATTGCCGTCGATACTTTTAACTGATCAGAGCCGCTCATGTTGTCCCACTGTTGGCCGTTATAGATCAATTCGCCATCTTTCACAGATAATCCCGGCAACGGTAACTCTGCTTTATCTAGTAGCTCCGCTTTTTGGTTACGGATTTCGTCAATGGTTGCGGTTAATTGATCATATTGATTGCGGTACTCTGCAGCATCTTCTTCGGCCTTATCCTTATCAAGATTCACACGAACACGGCGATTGATTTCATCGATTTCAGCAATATTACTTTCAAGTTCAGTGGTTGATTCATCTTGTAAGTCTTTAGCTGATTTCTGAGCCGTTTCTAGGTCTAACGATGTCTGATTATGTTTTGTTTCTAGTTCTAATAACTGCTGACGCATATTTTCGATCTGTTGGTGTTCCATTTCAAAACGTTGGCTAATTTCATTGACTTGCTGCCGTTTACGCTGATTTTCACCATTGCGTGCTAATATTTCCTGTTGTTGTGCCACTAACTCTGTGATGGAAACTAGTTCTTTTGGTGCATCAGGATAATACTGCATTTCTTTTGCGAACTTTTCTTTTTGATCTTTGATCTGACCAATTGTGTGACGCTTGTTGTATTCTTCTGTTTCAGCACGCTCTAATTCAAATAGTTGACCACCAACCCCAATAATTTGTAACAAAGTCTGCGCTTTTTCTTTAGAAGTCGAATCCATAAATTTCGGTAAGTTAATTGCTAACTCTTCGACGAAACTATTTAATAAACTCTGTCCTCCTTTTTGTCCGCTGGGATCAGTGATTTTCAGATCTGAATTCTTCCCTTTGCGTTCAACAATCAATCCATTATTCATAGTTATACTAAGATGTGGGGGTGTCATCGAACCTTCACGATGAGCTTGACTAGGCTTGAACTTGTTCCCACCTAACGTCCAAGCAATCGCATCAAGTACGCTAGTTTTCCCTTGATTATTGTTTCCACCTACAATTGTTAGCCCGTTGGGCGTAGGTTCAATCTTGACGGCTTTCACCCGCTTGACGTTTTCAATCTCAAGCTTGTTGATTTTCATTGCCATATGCTTTACACTCTCCTTAGATAAACGTTTTTATTTGCTTACTTCGGGTGCGACCGAGGTAGGCTTTTTTTGTGCGATCAATTGGCCATCTTTTGAGAAATACTGCTCTGATCGGTGGCCATTAATAATTGTTGTCGTCAGTATCAACGTAACTTCACGTGATTCAACGGTGAATGACGGTTGTATCAATTCTTTCATGGTTGATTCCTCCTTCTTCTTAGGAATATGTGCAAAACGAGCATCGTTAAATCGATTCATTGATTCTTTCGCCTTTATACTAGTTGTTCCCTTTTTCGGCTTTTCTAATACCCCCTCTTTCCTTAAACGATTAATTTTTCCAACGATTTGTTCAAATGTTCGATTACATAGTCGGCCGAGTTCTGCATGATTACAGCAAAATCCATTTTCATCAAAATTAATATTTACCAATAAAATATCTACTTCTTTTTGAGTCCAATTTCTCTGAACGGCTGTCTGTCTCAGCTTTCCAATTTTTTTCATTCGTGCAATTCGACCTGCTATAGATTGTCCCGAACGATCAAGGCTATCTCCTATCTCTTTATAAGTCGCACCTTTTTTGTACATCGCAATAATTCTTTTATCGTCATTTTCAGTAAATCTTCGACCTCTAGGATCAAACGATTTACTAAAGTCAGTTGGCGGAAACTGCCCATCTCTACGTAATTTATATATTTTTACATCTACTGACTTTGCTGATCGCCCTAGCTTTTTCGCTAACTGTTCGACATTCAACACAACATTAGTCTCCGCAAGCAAAGCGTTCTTCTTTAAATATTGAATCTCTTTAGTAGTCCAGTTTTTCACAGAAATCACCTCCCGTTAGCTCTGCTTCGCAGATCAAACTCAAATTCCTCAGTCAACAGGAGATTCCCTCCCACACCAGCAATGAGTAATATTTTGATCCATACCGGTATGAATCCAGTAGTTGCGGCACCAACTCCAATCATGGCCATAAGAAGAGTTAAACGTCGTATCCAATAGATTTTTTTCATGCCGATCTCTCCTTTAAAACTTCTTTTGGTGATACTTTTTTAGTCCTATATTTGTTCTCATCTTTCCATCGTAGAAACCAGATGAATGTATGGACATGAATGAAAGTCGTAGAATGACCGGGTTTAAGAATCCCTTCTTTGAATTCTTCGATATCTTCCATTTCTTTGCAGTAGTCGATTAATGTTGTTTTAGACATTCCGTGGAACATTTTTAAAATTAAGCCCTGTCGATACCAATCATCAGGATCTGCAACCTTTTCAGCCGATTCAATCAACTGTTTTAAAGTAGGCTTCTTCATGACTTCCACCTCCTAAAAATTGTCGTTCCATACTTTATGTTTGATCGCAAAATCCTTCACTACGGATAAGTAAATTTCGACCAATTTCTTATCATCTGCAATTGCATCAACTTGATTCAACTTGTCACGTTTGGATTTGCACACACCTTCATCAGCCATGCGACGACGCTTATTGGTTACACGCTGAGAAAGGTTCGCTCCTGCTCGACGTTCTACTTCTTTGTAAATTTCGTTACGAACAGTTCTATGAGCTTCCCCACCACCTTGGACACGTACAACCTGATTCACTAACGAATTGGCATTTTTTCGCCAATCACGTGTGTTCAACGATACTATCTCTGACACGCTGTCGATTTTCGTTTCTAACTGCTTAGTAGCCAGTTCCTGTGAAGCTAACTGATTGACTACACTATTCATGAATTGAAGTTCCGGACTAAGATTAGACGTATCTAATTGCTGCTTGAGGTGACTCTCCATTTGATTAAAACGTTCAATATAAGCGACCGCGAATTGTGTTCCTTTTGCTCCAGTCATTCGTGTGCTGTATAACTCGCATCCTTTTTTTGTGCAATCAAAGCAAGGTAATTCCTTATTTTGAGAATTGAAATACGTTGATTCAATGAAATAATTGGACAGCGCAATTTTGCTCTCTCCTAATTGATTGATGATATTTCGAATATCACGTAGCACCTCTTTGTGATCACGCTTGACCATCCCTGCTACTTCCACACTGTTAATTGTTTGTTCAAGTTGATTCATTCGGTTTCCTCCTATCTAATTTTGTAAAAGTCGATAATAGCCAAAAGTGTTTCGTGGGCTTTTCTACTTTGATTCTTACCGGATAAGTAATCGTTTAAATCTTGTCTCGGAAGATTGAAATATGTCGCTACACTGATTAACGAAATACCTTTTTGTTCAAAATAGTCTCGAATCTTTTGACGACTTACTGCTGTGTCAGGCATGGTGTCCCCTCCTTTCTTACTTAAATTGTAAGTTGATTACACAGAAAGTATAAATATCCATTGACTTTATTGACCCATTCGGATACTATAAGGGTATAGAAAATAAGCCACAACATCACACTTAATTTCTGCAAAGAGTCGCCAAACAAAATGCAATACAATGTGATTTTTGGTTTGCAATCTATAAAATTAACTTACAAGAAGAGTATAACCCGATTGGGTAATTATTTCAATGGTTTAATTGCCTTTTTGTAGACTTTTTTTGTAAAAAACTAGGAGAATGCCTTTATGACAACGTTTAATAGAATCCAACTCTTAGCCAAACAGCAAGGAAAAAGCCTAAAACAATTAGCTAGGGAATTAAATTTCGGAGAAAGCACTATCTATAAATGGAAAACTCAATCACCTAAAATGGAATATCTCATTAAAGTAGCAGAAAAATTAAATACAACAACGGATTTTCTTCTCGGAAAAACTGACAATCCAAATACTAAAGAAACTCTTTTAAATGAGGAAGAGAATGATCTACTAGCCGCTTTCCGTCTTGAGAGTGAAGACTTAACTGATGAGGAAAAGAAAAAATTTAACAACTCCCTAAAAGGAATGATGAAAGTTGCTCGCGGATTGCTGAATGATGATTCTAAATGGAAGGAATAGTGTGGTGACAGCCTATGACCAAATTCGAATATCAACATGTTTTTTCTGACGAATATAATGAATATCTAAAAAAAGCAGAAGAATTACTCTTTGCTATATCGATTCAGTTTAATAAGTCCATTGATAAGCTTCGGTATGATGACATAATCAATTATTTCCGAATCAATTTTAATGTATACTTTGCATTTTTTGAAGCTGATCCAACAGAATTGTATGGAGACGAAGGATGGCCCAAGACTCAGCCTGACAGTTCTTGGATTAAATACAAAGATACGATTCAAGGCTCTGACTTTTGCTTTTTAGATTCAGAAATTGTAGATCGAATCTCTGGTGTCACTATTCCTGAAGGCAACCGTACTCTTATCTTAATTAATCAGGATCGTGTTTATCCTAGAATCGTGTTTACAATTTTGCATGAACTATGTCACTTTTATTTTCATATAAGAGATAAAGACAAGAAACAAGCATTCGTTTCGCTAACAAATGATCAGATTGATGGTCAATACTCTGAGGAACTAATTCCTTTTGAGAACGAAGCGAATATTATCGGTTCTATTCTTTTTTGCCCAGGAGAGCGTCTTGAATACATGTTAGTTAAAAAATATACATTTAAGGACTTGTGCCGAAACACTGGTATGAGTGAGCCGGCTATGCATAATAGATTACTTAATTATATTGAGCATGCTTTGAGATTACCTTTTCGATTAGCATTAAATTATGTATTGAAATTCCGAGCCGAAGATCCCAAAACACGTCAAATCCTTAGATATAAGGTTCAACAGCAAATTGATCAACGAGCTGCAAACAAAGAAACTGAAACTTTAATCAAAATTCAATCCGCATATGTTGACAAGTTAAAGGACAGTAGTTTTTGGGGAGAGATTGTTGAAGAATTAGGTTTTTCTGATGACCAAATAGACAATTCTGAAGATGATGATTTTCCGAATATATAAAAAACACGATCCCACCCCGCCAAGAGTTAGATCGTGTTGAAATAAGTTACCTATGGGTATAGGCTTATTTAGTTGTACCTATTATACCAAATGATAGGAGGAAATAACAATGTGGGTTGAACAAACCAAAGACGGCCGATTCAAATATATTGAGCGCTACACTGATCCCTATACCGAAAAGACTCGTAAGAAGTCCACCACTCTTACTAGTGAATCGCCGCAAGCTTGGAAGAAAGCTCAGAAAATTATAGATAAGAAAATTCAAACTGCCCTTGAGGATTACGATAAATCCGACATTTCTTTTGGAAAGCTTTATGCAGAATGGTTTAAATACTATAAGCAACACGTAAAGCGGACCAGCTATCTGAAGGTTCCACTAATGATGAAACACGTTTCGAAACATATCAGCGACGACACGATCGTCCGGAACATTGACGAATCCCTTATTTATAAAATTATCGAGGATATGTATACGTTTGGTGAATTGTCGTTAAACTATACAAAGCAAACAAAGACAACACTATCTGTCATGCTTAATTATGCGGTGGAAAAAAATTACATTACACGAAATCCCGCCTTGTCTGTTAAAATTCAACCAAAAAAAGTCGAAGAAGATAAGAGAAAACTCGCTATGGATAAGAAATATCTGGAGAAAGAAGAAATCGACAAAATACTAAAACAGCTTTACTCAAATCCACGCAGAAAGCTCCACGGTATTATTGCAGAATTTTTGTACTTAACTGGCTTGAGGTACGGGGAATTAATAGCGTTACAAATGAAGGACTATAAAGATGGAACAATATCCATTAACGGCACATTAGATTATTCCTTTGTCAAAATGGACGATGCTGTGAAGACGACACCTAAAAATTCTTATTCACGTCGCGAGGTTCAATTGTCTGATCGTGCCAAGGAATTAATCGATGAACTCATCGCCGACAACATCCTTTCTGGTAGAGGGAATGAAGCCGAGGACTACATTTTTGTCTCTTCGAACGATACTCCTCTGACTCTGCATGCATTCAACGCTGTACTTCATAAAGTAGAAGAAGAATTAGAGTTAGAGAAGAGTTTATCCTCGCATATTTTTAGGCATAGCCACGTTTCGCTGCTATCCGAGCTAGGCGTTCCTTTGAAAGCGATCATGGAGCGGGTAGGGCATTCTGATGCGAATACGACACTGTCAATTTACAATCACGTAACCAAAAAGTCAAAGCAGCAAGTCATAGACAAACTAAACAGCCTTTGA